TTATGCGACACTGTAAACCTCTTTGGCGCGGGTGGTGAACGCCTGAACCATATTCGAGGCCAGCTCTTTAAAGATACGGCCAAACGCCAGTTCGATCAGCTTATTGGTAAATTCAAAATCCAGATGAAACTCAATGCGGCAGGCGTCAGCGCTCAGCGGCGTAAACTTCCACCCTCCCATCAGTTTTTTAAACGGACCATCCACCAGATGCATCAAAATACTCTGATTGCTCGTCAGGGTATTGCGCGTGGTGAACGTTTTGCTGATCCCCGCTTTGGAGACATCCACGGCCGCAGTCATCTGCGTCGGACCGGATTCCAGCACCCGGCTACCGGTGCATCCCGGAATAAATTCCGGATAGGACTGAACGTCGTTCACTAACTGATACATTTGTTCCGCGCTGTAGGGAACAAGCGCGGTACGGCTAATCTGAGGCATAGCATTTTCCATGGTCACACAACAGACAAATAATAACATTTATCACCTGTTAAAAAAACGCTAAGCCTTATCTCGTGCTAAGATAGCGCGTTAGACCTCACAGGACGCAATGAGGTGACTTTTTAAAATCAGATTACCGACGGCTTTACGACACTTATGACGAAGAAAAAAGCACATAAACCTGGTTCGGCGACCATTGCGCTTAACAAGCGTGCTCGCCACGAGTATTTCATCGAAGAAGAATTCGAGGCCGGCCTTGCGTTGCAGGGCTGGGAAGTAAAATCGCTGCGTGCCGGGAAAGCCAATATCGGCGACAGCTACGTGATCCTGAAAGACGGTGAGGCCTTCCTGTTCGGCGCGAACTTTACGCCGCTGACCGTCGCCTCTTCACATTACGTCTGCGATCCTACCCGCACCCGTAAGCTGCTGCTGAACAAGCGCGAACTGGAATCCCTCTACGGACGCATCAACCGCGAAGGCTTCACCGTAGTGGCGCTCTCTTTGTACTGGAAAAATGCCTGGTGCAAAGTGAAAATCGGCGTGGCGAAAGGTAAGAAACAGCACGACAAACGTACTGACCTGAAAGCACGCGAGTGGCAGCTCGACAAAGCACGTATCATGAAAAACGCAGGACGTTGATTCTGCGCACTTATTGTACTATTCAATAAGTTAGCGTTTCGGGCTGGTGTCGAGGAAGTAAAATCTGGTATACTGAGTTCAACACTATTGGGGCTGATTCTGGATTCGACGGGATTTGCGAAACCCAAGGTGCATGCCGAGGGGCGGTTTGCCTCGTTAAAAGCCGCAAAAAAATAGTCGCAAACGACGAAAACTACGCTTTAGCAGCTTAATAACCTGCTAAGAGCCCTCTCTCCCTAGCTTCCGCTCTTAAGACGGGGATCAAAGAGAGGTCAAACCCAAAAGAGATCGCGTGGAAACCCTGCCTGGGGTTGAAGCGTTAAAACTAATCAGGCTAGTTCGTCAGTGGCGTGTTTGTCCGCAGCTGGCGTGCGAATGTAAAGACAAACTAAGCATGTAGTACCGAGGATGTAGAAATTTCGGACGCGGGTTCAACTCCCGCCAGCTCCACCAAATAAAACAAGGGGTTACGTGTAAGCGTAGCCCCTTTTTTTATGTCAGTGGCGGCAAAATGGCGACAGCGTTTCGGTTGTGGCGACGGCAGGCATAAAAAAACCCGCCTTAGCGGGTTAGTATGCAAATTGTTCCTGCATGCCTTTTGGGTGAGGTGGGGCTGCGCTGATCTTTTGAGGGCGGCACACTGAGCGAACAAATGTTTCATGCGTTACGAATGTATGGCCGCACTCGATATTAGTGCACTGGTTATAGCGTTCCTTAGTTTCGCTGGATACCTGAAAACTGCTGCGTGTATGTGCTGCCAGTCCGCATAATGGGCAGTTCATCATTATAGTTTCCCCCTCACCTTTGCTGATATCGCAATAATGATACACCATTATCCAACAATGAGAACCAATCATTCCATTTCGAGATCACCTATTTTCACTTCAAGCTCAAGACTGGTAACAAAGCCGTTATCCGGGCCGATAGTGTGGGTCAGCGTGGTTATGGTCCATTCCGCGTCATCTATTGGCTGTTTAAAGCCGCTGACCTTTACGGGCATTTCCGTATAGAGATCGGCCCGGCCTTCTGCGAGCTGCAGCGAGAATGAAGCCACCCCGCGCTGCAGCCGTTCCCACTGCATCTTTGCCGCCCGCTCAGCATTAGCCCTGTTTGCGTAGGTCCGGTTAAGTACCAGCACGTTTTCATCCGTCCCCACCAGGTAGTCCCCCTTCTTAGCCTCCGGCTCCTTTGGTTTTGCGGTTTTCTTCCGGCGACGGCGCTTAACTTTCGTCACTTCTTTTTTCTTTGGCTCGCGAGTGTGCAGCCAGCTGGCAATAACCCCGGTATAAGCGCCACGGTCTGCCAGAGTAAAGCGGTGCCCGTCACCGTCCTTTCGGGTGATGGTCACTACCGGCAACGGCTTACCGCTTGCCGTTCGCCCCTGGCCCTGCCGGATAAAAAGCAAGTTGCCGTCTTTGACGGATGCTATAGCCCCGTACTGCCGCGCCAGTTTCATCAGAAAACTCGCGTCACTTTCATTTGTCTGGTCCAGGTGATCCAGCGGCCGGTCAGCCAGGTCCTGCCCGATAGCCATTTTCAGGTTGTGGCGGGCCGCGATTTCCCTGACTACCTCCCCCACGGTTGTCTGATGCCAGGACTTTTCACGGCGGATATTCAGGGTTGCGCGGAAATCAGCACTGCGGGCACGAATGGTGAGGCGATCAGGGGCGCCGCTGTGCTCAATTTCATCCACCGTAAACGAGCCTTTAGGGAAAAGCGGCTGCCCTTCCCACCCCAGTGCAAACTGAATGACCGCACCACGACGCGGCAGGACAATTTTCCCGTCCGCGTCGTCCAGTTCCAGATCAAGCTGGTCCGCTTCAAAGCCCCGGTTGTCAGTGAGCGTCACGCCCATCAGGCGGTTATCCAGCACGGTTGTAACGTCCTTGCCTTCGATCACAATACTGAAGCCCGGACTTTTGCCGTACAGGCTCAGGAGTTCAGAACTAAAATTCACTGCAGTAGCCCTCCAACCGTATTTTGCATATCCCCTATCGCAGACGTTGCGGTGTCTTTCAGGTTGCTGAGCTGGTCACTCAGGCTGCCAAACATATCAGACAGCGATTCATCCACCCGCTTGAGCGTCAGCGTAAACTCAATCCGGCGCGGCATGCCGGTTTCGAAAAACTCCGTCTTTGTCTGGTTCAGGCTCTCGATCACAAACATGCCGTAAATCGTCCCGCTGCCCTCAATCAGGGGCCAAGCCTTGCCCTGCTCAGCCATCTGCTCCAGCGCCAGCAGGGACAGCCTGCCGCCGGTGATTTCCGGCAGCAGCACGCCGGAAAGCGTCAGCGAGTCGTTGTCCGGGCCAAGAAACTGCGTTGACGGGCGGCAATTGACGCGGCTGTTAACCGCGTGCCGCCAGCTGCGCTGATACTGCAGCTCCTGATACGGCACCGTGCGCAGCATGAAAACGTATAACCCCAGCACCATCATCATGCGTCATATCCCCCCTGGTCACTGTAATTGCTGCGCGCCTTAGCCCGGGTGCGGCGTTCGCGTTCGTCTAGCTGGCGGGCAACTTCTCGCGCAATATCCTGCGGGTTCTGCCCTGGCTGCGCATAAATCGTGATCGGCGCGTGCGTTTCAAAGTGCATCACTGCCGGTGCGCGGTCCTCCTTCCCAGGCTGGCTCTGTTTGTATGCTATTGCAGGCAGGCTGAACGGATGCAGGGGTGCAGCTTCTGCAGGCGCTGCCGCCATGCCCAGGGTTCCGGCCACAACCGAAGCCAGCACCGCCGTGCGCCGCCTGCTGGTCACGTTTGCCGGACCGTTCACAATTTCTGGGCCATTCTCTCCGACTATGCCAAACTGGCCGCGCGGGATCGTGCCGCCGTTGTCGTATATGCCTGCAAACCCCATCATGGGGAACCCGCCGGGCGGCAGCACCACCTTCCCGTCACTATTTACCGTGGCAGGCTGCTGCTTCACCTCCTGCTCCGGCAGCTTCGCTATTGCGGTCTCTTTGTTGACGATGCCTAGGGTTCCTGCCACAACCGAAGCCAGCGCCGCCGTGCGCCGCCTGCTGGTCACGTTTGCCGGACCGTTCACGATTTCGGGGCCATTCTCACCGACTATGCCAAACTGGCCGCGCGGGATCGTGCCGCCGTTGTCATACATGCCAGCAAACCCCATCATGGGGAAGCCGCCAGGCGGCAGCACCACTTTTCCGTCACTGTTCACCGTCGGAGGCTGCTGCTTGACCACCTGCTCCGGCAGCTTCGCCTTTGCCGCTTCTTTGCTGACGATGCCGAGTTTTTCAAGCAGCCACGACACGCCAGATTTAAGCGAATCAAGCGGGTGCATGACCATGTTCAACCCTGACGCCAGCGCTTCGCCAAACTGCCGTCCCATCGACGCCGCGTTTTGCAGTTCTGCAGAGGTGGATTTAACCGGCGTAAGCAGATCAGTAAACCAGCCCCACAACGCCTGGACCTTGTCACCTATCCACTGGAAAACCGGCTGCAGTGGCTCAAACGCCGCACTGATAGGCGCAGCTGCAGCTTTGAATCCTTCAACCACTCCGCCTAAAAATGCGCTTATCGGCTGCCAGTATTTCCAGACAACCAGCGCCACACCAGCCAGCGCAGCCACAACCAGCCCTATCGGGCTAAGCAGCGCGCCCAGCAGGCCAGAAATCCCATAAAGCGCAACGCGAAGTAATGCCAGCGGGCCGGATACCAGGAAGCGCAGCACGCCACCGGCGGCGGATAGTCCGCCCCGTAATGCTGCCAGGGGGTTCATCACCATACCGACAACGTTACGTATACCCGCCATTCCGGCGCGTAACAGGTTAAGCGGGGCACCGGCTAACGTCTTCAGCGCATTGCCCACCACCCCGGCGGAGCGCCGCAGCGCATTCAGCGGAGCAGTCAGCAGACTTGCGCCACCGCCAGCTGAAGCCATCCCGCGACGTAGCACGGAAAGCGGTGCATTTGCCAGCCAGGACAGCGCGCTGCCGGTGCGCGTAACTGCAGTGAATACGGACGGAAGCGTTTTTACGCCCAGCATGGACAAACCAAACCGGATCACGGCAATCGGCCCCAGCACCGCTGCCACTGCAACGGCCAGCGTGCCCAGCGCCAGCGTGATTGCGGCGGTGGCGGCGGCAACTTTCATCAGCGTGCCTGCCAGCTCCGGGTTGGTTTCTATCCAGCGCCGCAGCCCACCCGTTACGCTTTTGACGTAATCCATGATGTCCATCAGAGGCTGGCGCAGCGTTTCGCCCAGGCTGCTGAAGGCGTTCTGCGCCCCCGCTTTTACCAGCATCCACTGCGCAGAAAGCGAATCCTTGTTAATGTCGGACTCTTTCTGCATCGAGCCGTTTGCACTATTTCCGGCTGTGAGCTGCAGCTGGCGGCGCAGCTCAGGCAGGTTGTTAGCCAGCTTCGCGGCATCGTCGCCAAACTCCTTGCCGAAAAGCATCGTCATGGCGGACAGGCGTTTGTCCTGCGGCAGCTTCTGCACCTTCTCCATTACCCGCAGAATGGTGCCCATGGCATCCTTCGCCATCTGCTTTTCAAGCTCTCTGGGCTTGAGCTTTAGCATATCCATGCCATCCATAAAGCGGTCACTCTGCATGGTGGCAATGGACAGCTCGCGCACCATGGCGTTTGCCGCGCTGGCCGCCACTTCCGGCGCCGCACCGAGGGACAGGAACGTGGAGCCAAGCGCTGCCGCCTTACGGAAGTCCAGGCGGTCAGCCACGCCCCCCATACGCTGCAGCACGTCAATAATATCCGCGCCCTTAGACATGGCGTTATCGTCCAGGTAGTTCAGCGCATCGCCCAGCTGCTCAATATTGCGGGTCGGCACCTTGTAAAGGCTGGCGATTTTACCCAGCCCTTCAGCCAGTTCATCGGCGGGCAGTTCAAACGCCGTGGCCGCTTTGGCCGCCGTACTGGCAAAGGCGAGCAGGTCACGCTTCTGGTCTTCGTAGGGATCGTCCTGATTGGTCACCCCCATGCGCGCGCCACCTTCTACCAGGGCGGCATAGTCGATAGCGCCATTCTCCATAGGGAGCTGTTCACTGGCGGCCTTGATGGCGGCCTGCATGTTATAAAACTGCTTAGTACGGTTGCCGTTATCATCCCGCAAACCGTTGACCTGCTTTGCCACGCCTTTCATGGCATCTTCCATGCTGGCATAGCTTTTCACGGCAGCCATGACCGGCGCGCCCATTGCCAGCCCTGCTGCAGAGGTTGTGGCTCCGGCTCCGGCAATGCGATCCCGCACTTCCAGACTGCGTGAATAAGCAGCGCGGGCGGCGTACATTTTCCGCTGCTGTTCACCTACCCGTTTCAGCCTCATTTCCTGTTCGGAAAGCTGCTTGTTATAACGCATGGTTTCCCGCGCTATACGAGAGGTCGCACTGGCTCCATCTTTTGCAGAAATACCTGCCCGATAAAGTTCGGCACGGACAAGGGCCGTTTGTTGTTGCAACTTCTTCTGACGTTCTTCAAGTCGCTGTGTGGCAAGCTGCTGCCTTCCAAGCGCAACAATTTGCCGCTGCGATGGCGGCCCCATCGCACCCAGTTCATTACTCAGCAAACTTGCACGCTGGCGGGCATAGTAAAGACGATCGCCTAGTTTTTGATTTTCCGCCTGGAGCTTTCGAAAACTTTCAAGACTGGCGGCCTGGGTATCTAACTCTTTCAGGCGGGTACGGCTTTGCTGGACCGCAGTAGCCAGCTCTTTTGAGCTGGCCTGCGCAGAACGGAATGGGCGGGTGAGCTTATCAACCGCATTTAGAATCACCTGCAGGCGCAGGTTAGTGTCACTCATCGCTGGCCCCGCTTCTCTGAATCGCTTTATGCCGCCACTCCAGCACTTCGGTCAGCGGCATAACGTCAGTGACGGACGGCGGCCAGTGGAAAATGGTGGCGATATCTGCCACCAGATCGTCAACCGTCAGGCTGTCGGTAAACCGGCAAGCACCGACTTCTTCAACAAAAAAGTCACCACCTCAACGGACAACGCGGTGAGATCGGCAGGGTCCAGTTCTGCCATTTCCTGCGCCGTCAGGGTCGGCGTGGAGATACGCGGAATGACGGTCATCATAGCGCCCACGTCCATATCCATGATGGCCTGCAGGCGGGTGCCACGTAGCGCGCCGGACTGCGGTTTGCGCAGCACAATCTCTGTGATTTCGTTTTTACCCCGCTTGATGGGAGTGTCCAGCTGTACGGTCTTTTCAGTCAGGTTATCGCTCATGTTCTTTTCCTGTTAAGAGGTTACTAGCGAGGAAGCCCGCGCCGTTAAGGTTAATCAGAGGCCCAGGGCGTTACGGTGCGCTTCCATCAGGTCCGTGCCGCCAACGATTTCAACCATGTTGACCAGATCCACCTCATAGAGCACTTCTCCGTTAATGGTCAGCTTCGCGTAGCTGTTGGTGCTGCTGACTTTGGTGGTGTTGCTTTCGCCGGTCTTCCACTCGCCGGAATCCAGTTCCTTGTGGCGTCCGCGCACAACCAGCTCCACCGCCTGCACTTCACCGGTGTCGTCACGCTGAATGGAGCCGGTGAAGCGCAGCTGAATGCCGTCCACCGTTGCAGCTCCCATCTGCTTGAATAACAGCAGTTCAGTGCCACCAATGGAAAATTCCGTATCCAGCGCGCCGTCATCCAGCCCCAGATCGATATCCACCGCACCGGGCATACCGCCGCCACGATACTTCTCAAACTTGCGCGTAAATTTCGGCAGGGTTAGTGACTCAACGATCCCCTGCCAGTTGTTCCCGTCATTGAACAGGTTCAGGTGTTTTAACTTGCGTGGTAAAGCCATGCTGCCTCCTTATGCCCTGACCTGGCTGGCAAAACTCATCAGGTACTGATCGGTGATGCGCTGGCGCAGCATCAGGTTTTCCAGCGGTGGCACCGGCGTGTAGTCGTAGTCGATAGTGAGCTTCCCGGCCTTCAGGGAGTCTTTATCGTTGACGGATTCATCCAGCCAGCAGTCCGCACCAATGAGATAGCCCTGGCTCACCAGACTGCGCATTTTGGCGCGAATACCTTCGATAATGTCGCGGGCCAGCGAGGGGTTAAGCGGCTTATCCACCGCCCACATATGCGCCTCAGCGATGGTGTCAGCCAGCACCTGCGCCGTGCGGGTGTAGTTTTCAAAGGCAAACAGCGGATCGTCACTGAGGCAGCGGGAGCCCCAGAAACGGAAGCCGTCTTTGCGGATCAGGGTGGTCACGTCGTTCTGGTTCAGCAGGCCCGCATCAGTGGCCGGGTCCTGCAGGTCCCAGAACACATCTGCAGAAATGCCGGTGACGCCGTTTACGCCCACGTTGGACAGGGTTTTGTGCCAGCCTGTCTGCTCGTCAATTTTGGCACGCAGGCCGAGCGCGCGGGCGGTGGCGTAAGCCGTTGAGTCCGCATTCAGCACGGTGTCAAAGTTGATGAAGTCAGGCCAGATCAGCATTCCTTCGCGCTGGCTGAAGTTGTCGCGGTAGGCAATAGTCTCCTCCACCGTTTTACAGCCGTACGCGGACACGTAGGCAAACCCGCGCAGGCTCTGCGCCACACTGAGCAGTTCAGTGGCAACCGCCTGCGTATCATGCCCGGGCACACCGAGAATGCGCGGCTTAACGCCGAGCTGCGACTGAGCAGAAAGCAGAGCCTTAACGCCCGTCTTTTTCCCTTCAGCCGTTACGCCGCCGATAATGTTGGAGGTGGTTTCCTCTTCGGTTTCGCCCTGCGCCACGCGCACGACAACGGTCACAGGTTTTGCCTGGTCGGCAATCGCATCCAGCGAGCGAGCCAGCGTGCCGGACTCGCCCGCTTTGCCGCTGGCGGTCAGTACATCAGTCAGCAGGACAGGCTTATTGAGGGGAAACATGGACGCATCGGCATCATCGCCGGTGCAGACCATGCCCACGATGGCGGTGCTCACCGTGGAAATGGATCGGGTGCCGTCGTTGACTTCAACAACGCGCACCCCGTGGTGGTAATCCTGAGCCATAAGGCAGTCTCTCCGGTTACAGGGGGTCTGCTTATGTTCTGGATGATGGGCCCGCAACGCACGTCACCGGCTATGTGCCACGGATGGCACAATAAGCTGGCGCACTGTCAGGCAGGCGTGACCGGGGTTGCGGGAAACTTTTTATAAAGTGTCGATATGCCCACATCAAAAATCAGGGCCACCCTTTGCCGGGTTTCACCGGCAGCGATTAACCGTCCGGCCTGCTCCCACTGTTCCGGCGTCAGCTTCGGTCTTCTGCCCCCTATTCTCCCCTGCGCCCGGGCGGCCTCCAGTCCCGCCCGGGTTCTCTCCACTATCAGTTCACGCTCCATTTCTGCCAGGGCCCCCATAACGTGGAAGAAAAAACGCCCCATGGGTGTCGATGTGTCAATGCTGTCCGTCAGGCTACGAAAATTTATGCCCCTCCCGCGCAGATCTTCAATCAGCGTAACAAGATGGCGCATACTCCTACCCAGCCGGTCAAGCTTCCAGACAACCAGCGTGTCACCTTCAGAAAGCGTACGCAGCACCTTTTTTAGCCCTGGCCGATCAGAGGTTTTACCGCTCATTTTATCTTCAAAAATTAGCCCACATCCTGCGCACTCAAGCGCGTTTCGCTGCAATGCGGTGTTTTGGTCATTTGTTGACACCCTTACATAACCAATTTGCATAAAAAATCGCCCTTAAAAAGCGAAAGATGATGCCACGTTTTATGCTCCTTTTGGGCAAGAGTGAGTGACGTCTAGATCAACACCATTTGACCTTTCTGCAGCAAATCTTCGTTTGGGGGAAGCGGCAAGAATGGAGGCCGCCACGGCTCAGATCGGTGCTAATGGCTGGCTTTATATTCCCGTTTCTGGTGGTAAAAAAATACTGTTGCAGTGGGGGCTTTTAACCGGTGCGAGTAATTATTCTTTTAAATTTCCAATTGCATTTCCCGTAGGGGGGTTATGTCTTGTTGCTATGGCCCATACTACTGATTCGGCTGATGTGAGCATGGTAACTATGACTAATGGATTTATCAGGGATAAAACCAGCGCATTCGCCTTGTGCACTAGGACAGTGAACGGAGTGCAACAACCTTTTGAACGTAGCGTTTACTGGTTCGCTGTCGGCTACTGACGTCAAAATATTGTGTTATTACTCACACAAAGTAGCTAGATGAGTTTTTTACGAAACCGCACTTACGATCTGAATTTCAAACTAAGGAGTGCGTTATGAACTATTGGTTTAGCCCTGCAAACAATGCCTTTTACCCTGTAGCCTTAAAGGAGTCTTATGTGAATGCCGGGAGCCTACCTAATGACTTAATTGAAGTTGAAGACACTATTTTCAATGAATTTTCCGCGACTCCGCCGGACGGAAAAATGCGTGGTATAGGGGACAGCGGCCTGCCGATCTGGGTTGACATTCCCGTTGTGGAAGAAAGCCCTGAACAAATCAAGGCACGCGCCCGCGTTTTACGTGATGAATTCATAGTAAGCACGGATAGAATGCTTGTTTCTGATTTCACTATTAACAATATTCCATTAACCGCAGAACAGCAGGCGGAACTTTTGGACGTAAGACAAAAGTTTAAACTTTGGCCTGAGAGCGAGGGTTGGCCTAATGTTGAACTTCCTGCGATACCCCAATGGATTCTTATTGAAGCAGTAAACAACGGTTACATAGTCAAGAATTGGCCTGAGTGAAATAAAGCCCGCAAGGGCTTTATTTTTAATAACCTAAAACAATCCAGTAAATTGTATTAGTAGTGGGCGTTATGTAAGTGAAATTTATCACCCCGCGAGACGATTTTGCCGTATCAAAGCCAACAAAACGAGTCGAGGGGTCTTGTGTACTGAACATTGCATTCACCATCAGAAGCGAGGCTGGAAAGGCAACAGGTAAAGTAACCGACAAACTGTTTACAACGCCGTTAGTTGTAGTAACTGCAAAACTTCCCCACTGAATAATTAAACCACTAGGTAATTTTGCATAGCCGTTGCCTGCAATGCTATTAGCGAAATAAGCCATGTCAGGTAGTTGATTGGCGCCATTTCCAACCGTCCTTTTTGCCGCTTCTCCCAAACGAAGGTATTCAATAATCCCGTCAGCCGTTTTTCCTGACAAAGTGGTCAGAGTACTATTAAGGGGCTGCTTACCCGCAAGGGCATTTGTCATGGTGGTGGCGAAATTCGGATCATTGCCAAGCGCAGCAGCCAGTTCATTGAGTGTATCGAGGGCCGTGGGCGATGAACCAACCAGCCCGGCTAACGCAGCTTTTACAAATGCAGTGGTTGCAATCTGGGTATTATTGGCCGTCTGCGCAGCTGTCGGTGCCGTCGGCGTTCCGGTCAGGCCTGGACTTGCCAGTGGGGCCTTAAGCGCCAGCGCATTGTTTAATGCCGTCGCAATCGTCTGCACAAATGCCGTGTTGGCAATCTGCGTGGAATTATTCCCCGCCGGTGCCGTTGGCGTTTTCGGCGTGCCGGTTAACGTTGGGCTCTCTTTGGGCGCGTACTGAGTGTGGGGGTCCGCTGCGGCAAGGTGTTTTGCCATCAGGTCATCGACATACACCTTCAGCTCCAGCACCTTGTCATCCACGTATTTGCGGGTTGCCAGCACCACTGCAGGGTCAATTTTCAGGGTGATGTTTTCGGTACTGCTGGTAATCAGTACCATGCGCACCGTCTGCGTGCGGCCGCTACCCTCAGCGAGCTGCGGCTTGTAACTCTCCGGGCAGTTACCGATCGCAATCAGCGCACCGGTATCGTCAAACAGCCCGACTTCACGAATCCACCAACCGCCTTCCGTTTCGGGGATCACCTGCTCAGCAATAATCTGGCTGCTGTTCTGCGGATCGATATACAGCATGTTGAGGTCAGCCCGACGTTTTTCGTTAACCAGGGCCGTTTGCTTTGCGTCCGGGGTCGGCAGCACCCCGCCGCCATCGCCCACCGCCATCTTAGTAATTTTCAGCGGGACACCAAGCGCGGCTGCGCTTGCCAGTTTTGCCGCGCCGATCTCCGTCAGGAGGGTATAAAATTTTGCGCTCATGGGTTCACTCTCACAGTGTCAATAACATGGACCGCGCCGCCCTCGTAAGCGGTGCCGCCGGAAATAATGGTTTCGTTGATGTACGGATAAATCGTGATTTCTTCGCCGGTATAGGTGGCAGCACCTACCCACAGATCGCCGCTGGTCTGCAGGTTTATGGACATGCCCACCAGGTGGCGGCTGCATGGTTTGGCATCACTAATCAGCCGCTCCAGCTCCAGATAGGTTTCTTCCGTAATGCCCTGGTCCTGCACACCGATATCCAGGCGAAACGTGCCCGGGGTTTCACCGGTCTGCCACCACTCAATGATGCGGATCAGGAAGCCGAACGGCTCCACGACGCGCCGCACGGCGCTGGTTGTCCCTTTGTGCTGATGGATATAAAAAGCGTCCTGCACCACCCGGCGCTTCACGCTTTCGGTCCAGCTTTCGTCCCAGCGGTCAACGGAAAAGGCCCAGGCCAGATACGGGAGAAAAGCAACGGGACACGTCGCCGGATCCCATAAATCACGCAGCGGCACCTGCAGATCGGATATCCCACTGCAGGTCTGCGCCAGTCGGCGCTCAAGCGGTGACGAACCGGGCGGCAGCAGGCTATTCATCCGTGCCCCCGTTGGTTACGCTCCATTCCGTGCAGGACGCGGCCTGCGTCTTATCCAGCACCACATCATCCAGCGGGGAGGCCAGCTCCACGCGCTGGACGCCCTCAACGTGCAACGCGGCATAAATGGCGCTACGCCGGATATCACGTCCCAGCCGCGTCTGACTGGCGATGTACTTCTGCAGGCTGGCTTTAGCCTCTGCCATCACCGGCTCAGCTTCCGGGCCGGGGTAAAGGAAAATCGTTGCATCAACGCGGTACGGGATAATTTCAGCACTGCGCACCGTCAGGCGGTCCGCCACCGGCCGCACGTTCTCACTGTTAAGCGCCTGCTCTACTACCGCCAGAAGATCGGCGCCTGCAGTGCCGTCGCCCTCCCGGCTCAGTACGGTCAGCACCACCTCAGCCGGGGCCGGGCTGGTTGCGCTGGCATCCGCCACGCGCCCGTCCGCGCTTTTAGCGTGAAACTCATAGGCCGCCGTCGGGCCCGCAACGGACAGCCCCTCAAATGCAGCAGGAACACGCAGGCGCAGTGCCTCGTCACTTTCCATAACCGCTGCGACCGGCGGCACCGCGTCATTGTCGGCAGGTGTAACCGTCAGGCGCTTCACGTTGTAGTTGGCCGCCATCTGGTCGAGATCGCCGCCCATGGCATACGCCACCATGACCGCCTGCGCCGCCTCGTTGATACGCTGGCGCAGCAGGATTTCCCGGTACGTGTTTTCCTGCAGTTGTTTGGTGATGGGTTCAGATTCCAGCTCAAGCGTGCGCCGCACCGCGTCCTGTTCATCTGCCGGATACAGGGCCACAAAGGCGGCCTTACGCTCAGCCAGAAGTGATTCAAAGTCCGGCACGTCAACGATCTGCGGCGCGGGGAGCTGGGAAAGGTCAATTACTGCCATTGTCTGCTCCTGTTGATACCGAAAGGGAAACAGGCGCGCCGTTATTGCGCTTCCCGGTTAGCTCAACCACCATGGAGCCGTCAAAGCTGCTGCTGATGGTGATGGAATCCAGCGTAAGCCGTGGCTCCCAGCGGCTCAGGGCCACATAGACCGCAGACATGACCTGCAGGCGCAGTGCCGGGTTCTGCGGCTGGTCTATCAGTTCAGACAGAAGGGAGCCATATTCCCGCCGGGCAATGCGGCTCCCCTGTGGGGTCAGCAGAATATCCCGGACCGACTGGCGCAGGTGGTCCGTGTCGGTAATGGCCCTGCCGTTGCCCTGACTCATGCCGATATACAGCGTCATACCGGGCCACCTGATGTTTCACCGCCGGACTTAACGCCGGTGTGACCGTGTTTATCCACCACGATCCCGTTAGAACTCATAGCGCCGCCGCCCTGGGTGACGCCGCCGTTAATCACGACTTCGCTGTTAATGCGGGTATTATCAGCCTCCACCACAAACTCACTGGTTTTCAGGGTGATATTGTCAGCCGCCTCGATCACCATGGATTTGATACCTTTTACGTGCCAGCGTCCGGTGGCGGGCTCGTACTCAAACCAGCCCCCGTCCGGGTATTCCGTCACGCAGCCGTCCACGGAATCCGATGGCGGCGCAAACTGGTTGGAGTAAATGGCAGGCAGCGCAAAGGCGGTTTCAAGGTTCCCGCCCATGCTCAGCACCACCACCTGTTCATCCGGCGACGGACACCACCAGGTGCGGCTGCCTCCGGCCCGCAGCGTAAGCCAGTTAATCCAGTTGGTTTCAAGCTCGCCAATCTTTACCCGGCACAGCCAGTTTTCCCGGTCCACTTCGGTCACGGTGCCGGTGCGGATCAGGTTGGTGATAAGGCGCATGATTTCGGTTAGTTGTGCGTTCATACTCCAATTCTTAATCAAACACTTGAGGTCACAAACAAACCATGTTTGTATGAGGCAACAAACAATGTGCTAAAGACGTTTTCAAGCCTCAAATAACAAGGTATTACTATGAAATTTAGAAGACTACACAATTGGAATAATATTGAACAATGCACTGCACTTATTTATTTCACCGAATTAATGGAAGAACTTCTTTTCGATTACACCCATAGCACATATAAACCATCTATAATGAACACACCAAGTTTATGTATAGAAGCAATATCAACAATCAATGATATTGAAAAGGGTAGCATAAGCCCCGCACACATATCTCATGTCATTGATGAATTAACCAAAAATATTAAGAATGATGACATTGCAATCAGCCTACTAAAAACCCCCTTAGGTTCATTTTTAGACCAACTCAACAACAATTCATTAGGAAATAAAAACCTAAAAATAACCCTTGAGTTATTAAAAGTTCAACTTAATATAGGTCAGTATGAAAGCAGGCTTATCGGTGAGCTTTGCTCTACAATCACTACAGAATATAATCCCAATAAGATCCGAAAACTTACAAGACTATTGATTACCCATCTAATATCAAAAGGCTTAAGTCAAGAGTATTTGATGGAAAGTCTAAAGAAACATTTCTTCCAAAGGGAACGAGAAATCAATTCAAATGAAGAGATTATTACATTTCTAGAGAACATCCCCACAAAGACACAAAAATATTTAGTTTATTTCAATGCTGACAAATCTTTTAGCTACATTTCTCCATGCTTATCACAATTAGAAATTGAGGTTGTACTCGAAACACCCGAAAACATTAATGAACAAGATTTCTTCGATAGTCATGAGCAACGAACTATTTTAGTCAAGCAAGTTAAAGCACTTGATCCATTTACTGCCAGAAAGAAAGCTGAAAAAAACTTAAAGCTCGCATCAACTTTGCTTTCTCTTTATCATCATAAGCAAGAAGCATCATGGTCTGCCGAGAATATTGTAGTTAGTGAGAATGGTGAAAAAATCAATATTAGAAACAGCATCAATCCAATGCACCGCTGCAAGGATCTGGTTCAGGAACACGCAAGCAGAAGACTCGAAGAATTCATGAACAATTTTAGAATGCGTGAGGATTCTTTCAATAAATTTATCAGAAGTGCACAATTACATTCAATGGCATTACGGACAAATGCTGTAGAAAACCAGCTTTTAAATTTATGGATTGCTATAGAATCGCTCATCCCTGACGAATCCAAAAAAGAAGATCAGTCCACAATAGAACATATCGTTAATTCATTAATACCATTTTTGAACCTGAATTACATTGAAGATCTAGTAAGAAACCTTATAAAAGACTTACAACGCTGGAATTATCCACGTACTATGTCACTTCTAAGACTAATTGAAAATGACGATGCAGCTAAATCACTTGTGATTCTTGTTGCTTCGCAAGAACACATCCCTAGCATCAATCAGTTTAAGATAGAACTATCACAATTCCCATTATTGAAAGAGAGATTCGAATATGTGAGCAATTTAATCTCCTCGACTAATACTATCCATGACGCACTTAAAAACCATGCAGAAAGAATTAACTGGCAAATCAAGAGAATATATAGAACTAGAAACTTGATAGTTCACACTGGTCAAACACCATCAAAAACAAATATTTTAGTTGAGCACGCTCATATTTACTTAGACACAATCATTAACTCCTTAATAAAACTTTCCTCTCATCCCGTAGAAATACTTTCTGTTGCACAAGGATTCCGAAACGTTGAAATGAAATATAAAATGCACCTTCAAAAACTTGATAAAAAAAACACATCACTAACCCCTGAAAATATCATCAATTTTATATTCAACCAATAACATTCTATTTTAACACACTGAAGCACTAAACAAGCCAGTGCATCAGTGTGTTTTGAACCAAAAGTTCTATCTCTTTATTTACGCCTAGAAGACGCCGTTGTGCGTATTTGACTTTAAAACTATGGCGACTCACAATATCACGCAGTCCGTAATGGTGAACACGGGCAATACGCTGCACTGAGCCGTCAAACTGCACGCTGGCAGAATCCGCACTGGCAGCAGTTTTCAGGTATTTGGTAGTGCGAAGTTTTGCAAACATCTGGCGCTTGATGCGCCCCTTCTTGCTGCGGGCCGTTACCCGGCGCGGCTCATAGCCACTCCCGTCCGGGTTTCGCTGCAGCCTGATATTCTGTTGCTGACTGCGGCGCAATTCCTGCGCCAGCTGACGCATCATGCGACTGCGCGCGGCAGGCTCCAGTTTTGCCAGCAACGCCGCCAGCCAGTCATCCACCCTCTGCAGATCACCCATGCTTCACCGTCCACATTTCTTCCGGTACGTCCGGTTCCGACACAGTCTCAACGCTCGACACGCCCCCGTCAGTGCTGACCAGCACGCGCTCCGTCAGCTGCAGGTTCAGGCTGATATCGCATACATCATTGCGCAGAATATCCACGTCAAAAGTGAACAGCTTTTCGCGCAGTTCAGGGTTGTTGATTGCATCCGGCTGATTGTCCGTGAGCCAAAGCAGAACGGGGGCCATCAGCAGATTCTGGTCCCCGCTGAAATCCTCGATCACCACGTTCAGGGTGTAGCGGTACTCCCATGACATGGAGCTGGCCCCGGTTGCCACCAGTGAGCCGTTATCCACAAACAGGTGCAGTTTGTCCGGGTTACTGCGGACATACGGCACCGCCTTATTCAGGGCGCTGCGTAAAGACTGCGGCTTGTTCACTGTCTCGCTCCTGACACGCAATTATCGTGTCCACTTTGTCAGCACACGCCGCCCAGGCGGCCTCCGTTTCATCCAGCACCGCATTCAGATCGCCGTTACTGCGGGGCGCTGACCTTTCCAGGCGGCACTGCGTCACTCTGGGACAGCCACTCACGGTAAGCTGCACCTCCGGCGAGGGCCGGACGTTCCCGCAGCCGGATAATGTCAGCAGGCAAAGGAGTGTCAGCCCAGCGGCGCAAATCCTCGTTTTCACGTTTCAGTTCCTCTATCCGGTGCTGACGGCTGCGCAGCAGCGCGGAGGTCTGCTCCGCCGCCGCATAAAGCCGCATCTGCTCCCGGCTGTTGGTTTCAGTCAGAATGGACAGGCCGATCAGCTGGCTGTTTTTCTTCGTCAGTTCCTGCGCTTTGTTTTTCAGCGCCGCGCCCTGCGTCTCGATGGTGTGGCTGGCATTGTTAAGCCTCCAAGACTGCCAGCCCAGCGCCGCGAGCGTCAGCGCCAGCACTACCGCCAGCACCCGCATCAGGCTGCTGCCGTCTCTGACAGCTGAGAACGGGCAACCCGGTAAACCAACAGCGTCAGTAAATAAAACACCAGGGTGATCACCCAGCCGGACCACGCCAGGCAGACAACAATCAGGATTTTCATCAGCCAACTGAGCAACGGCTTATCCGGCGCGGTAAAGAATTTCCTGAGCGACTCGTTGAGGGATTGCTTTGCTGTACCTCCGGCAATTGCGCCAAGCACGCCGCATAAGGTCAGCGCCCAGGTTAAAAGGCTCATAACCCAGACAGCGGCAGCAACCAGGACCGGGGCGCTGCTACGTGGATAAAACAGCGCGGCCATCAACAGCGCCACCCATGCGATCTGAAAAAACACGTTCATGATTTTCTTTTTCATTGCGTTACGCTCCTTTTAAGCACCAGGCCAGCTCCCGCGAGCGGCGGTTCTCCAGCCCTTTGTTTTTCTGACCATTAACGTAAATCCAGCGTGGCAGCTCGTTGCATGCCTGCCACCACTGCTGGCGGTTGATGTAGGACACCATGGTGGATCGGCATATTGCGCCGGTGCCCACGTTGAATCCGATGCTTACCAGCGCATCGTAAACATGCTGCGGGGGCCTGACCTTCAGGCAGGCATCCAGCCTTTTTTCCGTCAGCAACACATTGCTGATTAACCCCTGCGCCGCCTGCCGTTCCGTGATGGTCTTGCCGGGCACCACGCCTGACGTGTTGCCGATCCCGTCAGTCCAGACACCCGCGCTGCACTGGTAAGGCTGCAGGCGGCACCCCTCAAAATCGGCTAACAGCTTCAGCCCTTCGACGGAGGTATTCAGCGAATGGAAACCGGGCAGCGTGGCTGCGATAGCCAGCACCACGCCGACAAGGCAGCGTTTAACGATTGAAGGATTCATATTCCCCCCGCGTGATTTGCCCGTCGCGCAGCAGCTGGTAGGTTTTGTGCTTGTAATACCAGTTGATAGCCAGCATCAGCACACCAATCAGCACGCCGCCAACCGTCGAAGCATCCTTAAGCGACAGATCGCCCAGCCATGCCAGCAAAACAGCGATGCAGTACGTGATAAAGGCGCTGATTCGTTCAAGCGTCATAATTCAGTCCCATAGCTGGACGGTCTGCGCCGTGGTTGTCGCCGGAATATCCGGCAGCTCCACCTGCAGTCCGTGCGGTAAAAAAGGGCCATACTCAGCCAGCCCCGGATTTGCCTGCAGAACCTGCTCGGTGACACCCTGCGTGCGCCCGTAATGACGCCAGCAAAGCGCGTCCACCGTGTCATACTGGTGCGTACGCACTTTCATCAGATAAGTTCCACCGTGCAGTGCGGTGCATCCTGCACCCGGCTGATAGCCCATCGGGCATCACGCCACAGATCGCCGCTGGCCTCCGCCAGCTCCTCCCCTCGCTTTACCCCGGACGCCGTGGCGTCATAATCCTGGTAACGCTCATTGAGCACGGCGCGCGCCCAGCAATACACGGCGTTAAGGTAGTGCTGGATGCGCTCACTTTTGCCGTCCAGCATTTCCGCCGGCACGTCAGCAAGATCCCGGTAGCCCAGCATCTGCTGGCGGTTGCGGAAGTCGTACAGCTCAGCGTTAACTTCGGAAATGGCTGTCAGCGCAACCTGCCTCAGACGGGGCTGCGTCACCGTGCCGTCAGTGCGCATCACGCTGCGAAATTCCGACAGGTCCACATCAGGCCAGAACGGCGTATTTTTAATAACGTCCGCCTGTTCCGGTGCCTGTTCTGGCGCAATAAACTGCATGCGGCTTTCTCCTGAAATAGTGGGCGGTGGACGGGGTTTTGATGTGGCAGTGCCTTTCGCCACCCCGTGCCGCCCGTGCGCGGGGCACGTTCGTTAGCGGCTGTCACTGCGTAATCTGCGCTCCAGCTGCTGCTTTTCTTTTTTCACGCCGCAGCGGGGATCGAGCTGCAGCGCATGGGTAAGGTGATTCAGGGCAGAAGCCGGGTTGCTTTCGGTCAGTACCGCGCCGATGGCTTTGTGCAGGCGTGCCCGGGACTGGTCCGGCATATCCAGATCGGTTGTCAGGTCCAGCGTCTGCAGGAGCAGATCGGCATCAAAACCGGCGGCGGCCCGCAGGGCGTTTTGTGCGGCGTCCGCCATTTCTTCCGCCAGAACGGTCTGCACGTTGCGGTTGCCCAGCGGCATCACCCAGTCATGGCGCAGCGCATGGCGCCCGATTTCAAGCGCACCGGCATAATCACCGGCATCGATACGCCACAGCATCACGTACATCAGCACGTCATCCTGCTGTGCACCTCCGGCAGCCAGCACGCCCTCCGCCCATGCGGCATACTTCGGCAGAAGCTCCACCTTGATTGCCGCCTTTTTCACGGTGGACTGGATACCCTTAAGGCGGCGGCGATCTTCTGCCAGCTGCAGCAGCATCAGGTCATAGCCGGACGCATGGCGAACACTGCCGCCCTCCCGGGCGGCCTGTTCAGCCTGAATGCGCAGGCGGTGCTGCCGTGCGGGACTCAGGCTCATGCGTTACTCCTTAGTTTCTGTTTCGGCGGGTTCTTCCACAGGCGCAGACTGCACTGCAGCTGGCTCGCTGAAGTCACCGATAGTGATGTTTTCGACCAGGGCCGCGCAGCGGTAGTCTTCAATCACGTATGCTTCGTTGACGGATTCGAAGTTTTCAATCCGGTCACGTTTCGGGTTGTCGATAACAGAACGGCGGCGGGTGTCCTCCTGCCAGTAGATGGACAGGTTATCCAGACGGGTGATCAGCAGGGCATTAGCCGGGAAGAACGGCGCACGCACCGCCTGCAGGCCGCCCATGCGTTTCTGGCTGATAATCAGATCGGCGGCGATTTTCTCGCTGTTTTCCTGCTCTTTGTTAACCAGCGGGAAATACTTATCGGACAGCAACTCGCGGCCGCAGATAACAACCAGCTCGTCATCATCCTGATACACCACGTCGATCAGCTCGTTAACCGCATCCATCACCACGGCGTCCAGGTTGGCATAGTCGCCGCCCTTGCCCACCTTTACCGCGCCTGCGGTGGTGGTGCCGTCCTGGGTGGTGCTGCCCATAACGTGGTCTGGCGCGTCTTCGCGGATTTTCTGCAGCCAGCCCTTATTCACGTCCTGCAGCAGCGGATTTTCTGCGCGGTTGGAGGTTTTGGCGCGCTTCACACCGTTAAAGCCGATCATGATGCGGTCCAGCGCCTGGCGCTTGACGATGGCGTTACGGATACGCACCTGGAAGTCCTGGAATTTCGCCCACAGGTCCAGCTTTGCGTAGGTCAGCACCGTGTCAAAGTTGGTCTGTTCGCATTTATATTCCACGTCCTCCATCAGCATCGGATCGGTAGGTTCGCGCTCTTTGGTGGTGGTGTCGGTGGTTCCGGCAATGGTGGAGCCAACGCCCAGGCCAAGCAGCTGGCCGGACTGTTCCGCAACCGGCGTGATGTTAATCAGCGTCAGAAAAGCGGCGGACTGCTGGATCTGGTCTTCCAGCGTCTGCTGCACGGACGGGTCCACGGTGAACTTGCTGGAAAGTTCTTCCACTTCCAAGTTGTTCAGGCGTGCCAGCTGCTGCAGGTAGGCGTTAAAGGCAAAGCGGGTATTCTTTTTCATCGGGTTTTATGCTCCATCAGCAATTGGTCAGGGTGCCTGCCGGTGCGTCACCGCCCGGCGCGCGCTGGCGGTAATCTTTACGGCTATCTTCACGGCTCAGCTGCTGCTGAAGCTCGGCAAAGGCGGCCTGCTGCTCCTGCAGCGAGGATTCAAGCTCAGAAATGCGCGCGTCCTGGTCGGACAGGGATTTATCAGTGCGCTCGCTCAGGTTCTGCTGCTCGGTGACGACCAGCTCAACGGCTTTGTGCACGTCGGAAAAACGCGCATCATCGGTCTGCTCTTTTTTGGTGAACAGGGCGGTGACGCGGGCAAAGAGGGACGGCTTTTCGTCCTGGGTTTCTTCCATTTCGATCAGCGTTTCTTCGGCGGCGGTAAACAGGTTTTCAGGACTCTGTTTGCGGTTTGCCAGCGGGTTGTGCGCGGCGCTGGCACTGAAGGTCAGCATCTCAGTGCCCAGGCTCGCCGGATCGTCAGTGGCGGCCAGCCCCACAAGGTAGGCTTTACCGGTGTCGGCAAACTTCGGGCTGACTTCCATGGAGGTGAAAAGCTTCTGGCCTTTCTTGACCAGTTCAACCAGGGAGCTGGTTGGTTCTACATCGGCATAAAGTGCCATTTTGCCCTTCAGCGGTCCGTCCTGAATTTCTTCAGCAACCAGCGCCGTCACCCTGCCGTATCGGTTGAAGGTGCTTTCCGGCAGATAAGACTTTATGTGCTCAAGGTTAATCAGCGCGGTGTAGACCTCCGGGTTGTAGCTGGCCGCCATCTGCTCCAGCCATTCGCGCTGGATTTCGCGTCCGTCGGTGGTGGCACCTTCCACCCCGATGCGGAAACGCTTTGCTTTCACTGTCATGAGCCGTGCTCCGTTAGAAAAAACATACTGGAGCTTTATGTTTGCGGTGATGGGGGGAGTGAAACAACGCGCGGCGCTTGTACGGTCCGCCACACAAACCGCAGCCGGGGAAAGCCGCCGGGCAAGGCCGTATGTTTGGGCCATGAACACGACAATGACCCCCGCAGACCTCGATCCCCGTCGGCAGGCCATGCTGCTGTACTTTCAGGGATACCGCGTAGCCCGCATTGCAGAAATGCTGGGCGAGAAAGTTGCAACCGTGCACAGCTGGAAAAAGCGCGACAAGTGGGGCGAGTATGGGCCGCTGGATCAGATGCAGCTCACCACCGCCGCGCGCTACTGCCAGCTCATTATGAAGGAGCAGAAAGAAGGGAAAGACTTCAAGGAAATTGACCTGCTGGCGCGCCAGTCAGAGCGCCACGCCCGGATCGGTAAATTCAACGATGGCGGCAACGAGGCTGATTTAAATCCGAAGGTTGCCAACCGCAACAAAGGCCCGCGCCGCCAGCCCGAAAAGAACGTTTTCACCGACGAACAGATCGAGAAGCTGCAGGAGGTTTTCCACGGCTCGATGTTCGCCTACCAGCGCCACTGGTACGAGGCAGGCAACCGCCACCGTATCCGCAACCTGCTCAAATCGCGCCAGATCGGAGCGACCTTCTTTTTTGCCCGGGAAGCACTGATTGACGCCATCACCACCGGCCGCAACCAGATTTTTCTCTCAGCCAGCAAGGCACAGGCGCACGTCTTCAAGCAGTACATCATCGACTTTGCAAAAGAGGTGGATGTAGAGCTGAAAGGCGACCCGATGACGCTCAGCAACGGCGCGTGCCTGTACTTCCTCGGCACCAACGCCCGCACGGCGCAGAGCTACCACGGCAACCTGTACCTGGATGAATATTTCTGGATACCGAAATTCCAGGAGCTGCGCAAGGTGGCCTCCGGTATGGCCATCCATAAAAAATGGCGTCAGACCTACTTTTCAACCCCGTCCAGCCTGACCCACAGCGCCTATCCGTTCTGGTCCGGTGCGCTGTTCAACCGGGGCCGTGCCAAAGCGGACAAGGTGGACATTGACCTGACCCACGGCAATCTGGCCCCGGGCCTGCTTTGCCCGGACGGTCAGTACCGCCAGATCGTCACCGTGGAGGATGCGGTGCGCGGTGGCTGCAACCTGTTCGACCTGGACCAGCTGCGCATGGAGTACAGCCCGGACGAATACCAGAACCTGCTGATGTGCGAGTTTATTGACGATCTGGCGTCAGTATTCCCGCTGAGCGAGCTGCAGGCGTGCATGGTGGACAGCTGGGAAGTCTGGTCCGATTTTCAGGCGCTGGCGCTGCGCCCGTTTGGTTGGCGCGAAGTCTGGATCGGCTATGACCCGGCGAAAGGTACGCAGAACGGCGACAGCGCCGGATGCGTGGTGATGGCTCCCCCAGCTGTGCCGGGCGGCAAGTTCCGCATTCTGGAGCGTCACCAGTGGCGCGGGATGGACTTCCGCGCCCAGGCTGACGCCATTAAAAAGCTGACCCAGCAGTACAACGTGACCTATATCGGCATCGACTCGACCGGCGTCGGCCACGGCGTGTATGAGAACGTGAAGGCGTTCTTCCCGGCGGTCCGGGAGTTTGTCTACAACCCCAACGTTAAAAACGCCCTGGTGCTCAAGGCATACGACATTATCAGCCACCGGCGCCTGGAGTTTGACGCCGGGCACACCGACATTGCGCAGTCCTTTATGGCAATCCGCCGCGCCACCACCGCCAGCGGGAACCGCCCCACCTACGAAGCCAGCCGCAGCGAAGAAACCAGCCATGCAGACCTGGCATGGGCAACAATGCACGCACTGTTTAACGAACCGCTGCAGGGCGAAGCCGCTAATACCAGCAACATTGTGGAGATTTTTTAATGAGTGATCTTAACGCCTCTGTCGATACCCTAACCACAGAAGAAACTAAAACCACCTCGGCAGAGGCTTTTAGCTTTGGTGACCCGATCCCGGTACTGGACCGCCGGGAACTGCTGGATTATGTAGAGTGCATACAGATGGATCGCTGGTATGAACCGCCGGTGAGTTTTGACGGGCTGGCGCGCACCTACCGTGCCGCCGTGCATCACAGCTCATCGATTGCCGTTAAGCGTGACATTCTCAGCAGCACCTATATCCCGCACCGCCTGCTCAGCCAGCAGGCGTTCAGCCGTTTTGTGCAGGACTATCTGGTATTCGGTAACGCCTATCTTGAGAAACGGACCAGTCGGCTCGGAGGCGTTCTCTCGCTGGAGCCAGCCCTGGCGAAATATACCCGCCGCGGCGTGGACCTCGACACCTACTGGTTTGTGCAGTACGGATTTACCACGCAGCCTTACGAATTCACGCCGGGAAGCATTTTCCATCTTCTTGAACCCGATATTAACCAGGAAATTTACGGGCTGCCCGGCTACCTCTCAGCCATTCCGTCCGCCCTGCTCAACGAGTCCGCCACGCTGTTTCGCCGCAAGTATTACATCAACGGCAGCCATGCTGGCTTTATCATGTACATGACGGACGCCGCGCAGAACCAGGAGGATGTGAATAACATCCGCCAGGCGATGAAAAGCGCCAAGGGCCCGGGCAACTTCCGCAATCTGTTCATGTACTCACCCAACGGCAAAAAAGACGGAATTCAGATCATCCCGCTGTCAGAGGTGGCGGCGAAGGATGAATTTTTGAATATCAAGAACGTGAGCCGTGACGACATGATGGCCGCGCACCGCGTTCCGCCGCAGATGATGGGCATCATCCCCAACAATACCGGCGGCTTTGGTGATGTGGAAAAAGCCAGCCGCGTGTTTGTAAGAAATGAATTAATACCCCTTCAAGAAAGGATTAAAGAACTCAATGAATGGTTAGGGGATGAAGTCATTAGATTTTCGAAATATACACTCGACGATATAAGCTAATTTTTTATAAAAGATGGTGTCATCATATTACGATGACACCATCGCCCCTAAAATTTATCAATTTCCATAAATGAAATGGCATCATTAAAAATCGAAAAATGCTCATCAGGAACCACTGCAGAAGCCCCACTGGTTAATTCAAAACTAATCTTTGAATCAAGGTAAAAACCTCCAGCTTTTATTTTATCGAGTTTGAATTCACCATCCCCAACAAAAACCTTCAAATCATGCAAAGCATCGCCACTTGAATTCAATTCCAAACATGCTCTTGTTTTTTCAGTAACAGGAAGATTTGACACCTTCACTTTTGAAATGCCAAACACCTTTACGCCGAAATTTTCTCGGATTACCCTCATAAAAGCTTTAAGATCTACGGTTAAATTTCCATAAGCAACATTTAACCCTTCGGCCTGAGACAAAAAATCGATAAAAGGTTTAACTGTTTTTGGAGGGTTGTAAAAAGTTAACAAACATATCTTATTGCTGAGGGTTTGGATAGAAAAACTTATCTGATCAAATACAACCCTTTCGAATTCCAGCAACTCACCAAATGGATCGGCAACCGGCTCTAAAACAACAGATTTTTTATTGAAAGTTGCAGTCATACCATTATGAATGGTTTCATACTTAGTAAAACCAGCACCAATAGCATCAGAATAAGGCGTGTTTTTGATAAAATCAAAGACAGCCTCAGGGCTGGTCCTGATTTTCAATCTCATCCACTTCAATCTTAATTGTGACATAGCCACTCCTTATGATGTATTAGCTGATTTCCATTATAATAGAATAAGCTCTATTTTCAATTAATTTATTGAATCGCACAGCTTCTCTACCAGAGAGTTTTTGCGGCTTACTGAAATATTGTCCGTTTGCCTTATATTTCCTAACCCCCTTAACTAAATATGAGAAATTAGTACAATTGAGAGGATCACCAAATTGGGCCTCAAGCTCAAATATATCTGGATCTGCCAATTTCTCCTTGACCTTCCATTTTATTTTCCAGATATAGAACCCTCTATCATAAAGATCGCTTAATTCATCAGATTTAAGTACCCCCTCCCCCTTAAGTGATGCTTTCGATACGTGCACTCCAGTTTCGGTGTTTCCATCTTCAGCCTCTATAGTTTCAGGCTTAGGGTGATATACATAAGCGTCTGTAACATCCAGTAACTCATAGCCATCAAGTGTACGTATTAATTTATCGAAGAATAAAGTTCTAACATCAGCAGATGTATTGTGAGAGAGAGAAATTTCGTTTAATTTTAAATCAAGGTTACTATCATCCGCTTGCTCGTTCTGAATAGCGCTGATGTGTCCCAGTAAAAGTCCCTCATAATCTTCAAGGTTTTCATTATCTGGACGGCGGAGACTGTAACCATCTGCAAGAGGCTCAATTTCAATTAACGCTTCTTTATTAATAGCTTGTTTGAAATCACTTTTGCCATAATTAGTTGAAAGATACCTAATATTAATCAGAACTCGCGGTCCATCCACGATTATTTTACAATAATCATCCTGCTCGGTAATTTCTTTCTTAAGTTTTTCTGCCGCGTCTATAATACCTTTCTTATCTATACCAGTCTCAATTCTTACACATGTAATTTTTTCGGTCCTTGCCTGACCACCTAACAGGGTTGCAATTTTTTGATGCTCGTAATAATCATGAGTCATTCGAGAATAGTTTCTTGCCAATTCTTTTCGAGGAGTTTTTTTACATATGATCGTTCCTCTCTCTAAGAAAAGGTCTTGAATTTCATTTAGGGTAATCTGCTTTTGGTTTAAAGCATCATACAAAGCTTTATCAGTTACGCTGTGAATATTTTTCATTTCGGCTCCCAAGAAATAACTTCTGCAGAAAAGAATTCTTTTACTGTAGACACAACTTTAACGTCTAAATCTTCAAGCCTCTTTTTAGCTTCTTCATCTAATCCATATTCATGCGCATATTTTTCAACTCCCCTTTGAAAGTGCGAGAGAATCCTCTCATCTTTTTCTCGATATGCCAGCCTTATCCTTATTTTATTTATTCCATCAAGTATTTGATAATTTGACAAAATATCTAACAGATAAAAGAATTCATTGTCGCTATTACCTTTCTTGTTGTAATAGACAACAAACCCTTCTGGATAAACTTCCTCCTCAATACCTTTAGCTCTGTTAAATTTATAAACAGCACCATGTTTGATAATCATGAAAGGTGATGACAAGACTTCTATAGTAGCTGGAAGATATTTTTCAGTCACAGCAACCTTATGAAAAGTCAATTGAGGGTAGTAGAATCCATATTCTTCATCCGGAAACTCTTTCTTAGCAATCAAATCATTCATATCATTCGTTATTGCTAACATATAATTAATCAGAAACGGATCGATTATATGAATTTGCTGACCTGCGGATAAAGGAATCTTTTCTAAATTAACAGCCTTATCTCTTCTTCCTTTGGCGGGTTTAGGAGGATTAAAAAACTCATAAAAATCATGTTGCAGCTGATTATCATGATTAAAAACAAACAATAAACCGCGAACTTCACAGTCAATTTGAGAAAAATTATATTTTTCTGACCACTCAGGGCTATAGCGAGCACATTCAATAGTTTTTGCTAATGACTCCAATGCAGATTCTATTTTTGACGCATTTATTGAACCTGCTTTATAACTTTTTAAGTCAGTATTTAAATAAATGACTTTGTTTAAATATGGGTCTTTATAACTAAATACAACATCTACAGGATGCGTGTGCTTCTGCTTCTTTCCTTCAGGCTTATGTTTAGCCTCATCATCACAAAGGAAATCTCGGTCGCAGGGGCCATGCTGCTGCCACTTAAATCGACTTAGTAGATCCTCAGATATGCGTTTCGCCAAATCTTCAATAGGGCCGTTCTCTGCCATTTGATTTCCTTACTTTTTTGCAGACAATTCTAATTGAAAGATAAAGGTTAGCTTTTTTGCTTGCAAGGACTTTGGACCTAACGTGAGACGCTGAGCGCGCGCTCGTATCCCCGCCACGCCTGCCCGCTTTATTCAGAGGTTTTCATGCACCTGCATGACATAAGCAAAATCCCGCCAGTTCTGGCGGGCTTCAGCGAAAACGACCCTCGAACGATCATGCGATATCATGCAGCATAGACATGCACTTCTTGCTTTGCCGATCCTTAAGTATGTCAATTGAGACCGTATAGGCTACTTTTGCCCGGAGCGAACCTGAAAGGGATGCGTTACGCTAGCCTGTCTTAATGCAGCCTTAGTTAGATGATCTAGAAAAATCACAGTACTCAACGTAGTAATCTCACAGTACAAAACATAGAAAATGTAAAAACTAGAAATTAGGCCATTGACTAACCAGAATTCTAGTGCGTATACTAATTAAATCGGCAGTATCCCCTCTAAAACATTAACGGGACATGATTAAATGGCTAATACTAACTGCATTACTGTACTTACTGCTCGTGGCATTACTGAGATTCTTAGCACAGGAGGAAGTCAAGCATGGAGACTTGACGCCAGCCATGCTGCTAAATACGAATATTTAGTTTGTGTACAAAATTCGAAAAAAGACTGGGGATCACAAGAAGCAAAACATCACCATGCATTCATGGTCGGTCGTATCTCGGGAATCAGCAGGGCTCCCGAAAATCCTCACCGCTGGATCATAAATATCAGTTCTTATGCTGAAATTGACATCCCAGAGCAATGGGATGGTAACCGAAACCCCGTTTCTTATCGCAACCTCAAAGATATTGGCATCGAGACGAATAAACTGGAATTCAAAGCTGTTCCAAAATTCGCTCCAGCGAATTTGAATGTCGAACAAGCGGGTGATGAGTACGAAGATGAAGAAGAAAATGTTGTTAAGCCGTTAACACTTAAAGAGGCAAAAGCTGGGCTAGCCTTATATTTTGGAGTCAATGAAGAAAACATCCAAATCACCATACAAGGCTAAGAACTCACTACACTCGTTGTTCAACGTTGCTGGCATAAGATTCAAGTTCTCAAGCCAGCAACGTTCCTGGTTCCTACTGCTAACCGGGAAGATCCATCGACCGGCCATTTTCATGAGCACGAATCTTCGCCATCAACTCGTCCGTTAACTCAGAAACCCACTGGATAGCCAGCCGCTTCTCTTCGTCGTCACATTCACTAGCCGCTACAAGCTTGATAAAGAAATCAATACGCTGGAGCTTTAGCGACTCCAAAAGATAGTCCTGCATCTTCCCTCCTAACAAAACAACTGTATATAAACACAGTATACAGCCAGTCTCAAAATGTAAAATGTTTTTTTATCTTTCAAGCAGATGGCTAAAATGCGATCCTTAAAAAAGAAACTCAAATGAGGTATAAGATAATGCGCAAAGCATGTATTGAGCTTATGGCAGGAACCAATGCTGCGTGTCTGTTGGCAGGCGAACTAGGCACTGGCCGCTGCCTTTATATGGTTGTAGTAATGGAGGATATTTTTGGTAAGCCTACAACAGAACAATGGCTTAAATCCTTAAGGCTCTGCGAGGCCAAAGCAGCTGAACTTAAGTATGAAGTAGCTCGTATTCGCGGCCTGCGTCTGGCTGGTTTGTAACCTTCCATTTGAGGGGCTTAGTACCATTGACGCCATTTGTCATCCTCCTGCAGGCGCTGGTTTCGATAGAACAGGCGCAATCCAGCCCCAGATGGCAGGCTGCCGCCACGCAGAAGCAGATTCAATTCCGTTTCGCTGGAGTCAAAGCCCCTAGACCTCAGTTCCGCTTCGAGTTGCAGCCGTTGATGATCCGAAATTTCCTGTTTGTACCCTTTTCGGCGTTTCGGTTTGACAAGCCGCAGCCTCGCGGTCAGCTCTCGCAGCTCCTTTTTGCTAATGTTTTCGAAGTCCGGCAGTGCTGCAGATTTTACGCTGCCCAGTAATTCGTCCCCTGTCTGGTACATTTTTTCAACAGGGGGACAGTTATTGCCACGAGTCCAAGGGGCGCAAGCGCCCTGGTCGGCTGTCGCCTCCTGAAGGTCAACGGCTTTACGAACCATTTTCCACTTTACTGCATGAGTGCAGATCCGGCCCTCAATGATCGGGGACCAGATGCCATAAATACGAACACCGTGATCGCCGTAGGTGTTCGGTTCGTCGTTAAGCTCATAGGCAGTTCTGACAAGGTGATGTTTACGGGGAACCAGGACGCCGCCCTGTTTCATGATGTAGGTGGCAAAACAACCAGCATCCGCTGCGGCCAATACAGCATCCAGACGCGGGTTTTCCAGTACCGGCGCGCCTGCCTTCTTGTCACCCTGCGCCCTGGCAGCCTGACCGGCCAGCAGGCGCAGTTCACGGTATGCCTGGCGGCCAGGAATACCAAAGAAGCGGAATTGCTGTACACGATGCAGCGAAGCCCAGGCGTTTACGTTCTCCGCGTTATCGCGCAGCGATCTGCCCGTTTCTTTACTGATTTCCTGCGCCAGTCCGCGCCCGTCAATGTTTTTACTGATGTATTTGGCGATATAGCTGGTCGGTGTCCCCTTGCGCGGGTTAATAAGCTCAGACTTGAATCGCGGCCCGATATTGGTGCCCAGCTCCTCCCGGTCCTCACGAATGGCGAATTTACGCAGCAGCGCGGTGATGGATTTGCGGTCCTTTTTGCGCATGAAGCAAAGCAGGTGCCAGTGCACGGTGCCGTCATGGTGTGGCTCAGCAACGCGAACACCATACCAGCGCAGCCCGGCTTTGTGCATAGCCTTACGGAAGGCGGCAAACGTATTCACCAGGTAATCGCTGCTCTGGCGGACCGTGGCACTGGTCCATTTCGGGTTCGGCCTGCCGTTATTGAGCGTTGCATGAAAGCGTGACGGGCAGGTGATGGTATAGAACACGGCGCATTCACCACGCATTTCTGCGATCAGCTCCAGCCCCTTAACGCAGGCCATCATTTCGTTGCGCCGGTGCGTCGGATTGCTGCTGCTGGCGTTAACCACTTCTTCCAATTCCAGCGTGTCACCTTCGGCGTTAACCAGCTCATGCGAGCGGAAAAACTCCAGTGATTTGCGGCGCTGTTCGCGTTTGTGGATCACGGCCTCATAGCTGACATACGGGGATGCCTTTTTGTTAACCAGGCAGATAGCGCGCAGCTGTTCTTCCCGCCATTCACACCGCATCTGCCACAGCTTGCGATACCACCAGTCCGCGCAAAGCATACGGGCAAGCGAGCCCGGAATAAGCTCGTATGGGACCGGCTTACGGCGGTGCTTTTTACGGCACAGCTGCTCGAAAGCAGGCGGGATAACATCAAGACGCATGGCCTCAGCAGCCACCCTTTCCCATGACCGGCGGATCTCTTCCGGCGTAACGTCTTCATCCGTAAACAGCTCACCGCAGGCAGCTTCCAGACGCATGCTCATGTGTGCCGCCACCAGGGTAGATAACCGCTTGACCTGCTCCTGGTTCATTTCCGGCAGGATCAGCAGGCCCTCCAGCCCGTCGTGGCTTGCCATAAAACGGAACGAAGCAGAAACCTGGCTGGTACGCACGCGCTCCAGACGTTTAAGGCACGGCCTGATGGTTTCACGCAGATAGCGGGAATATGCCTTCGGTTTGCCCAAGCCCTCGAAATATTTAATCCGTTCAAGCAGCGGCTTACTGATATGCGCCGGTTGGGCGCTCACGTCAGCAACGATGACCAGATCGGGGTTGAATTGCTGCTGCTCGCGGGCCATTTTGGCGCGGCTTAACAGCTGCTCCTGCTCCATTTCTCGCTGAACAGGATCACGGGATTCATTGTAGAAATAGCGTTCCCAGACCTCATTACTCAGGGCCTCGCGGCGCAGCTGCTCCTGCTCGTTATCCGCAGCATAGAGAGTAATCAGGTTTGAAAGCGCAGAAACCGGCGCTACTTCCGCCGGGTCCAAGTAGGGGTTAAGTGCTTTTTTCGGGCCGTTCCATGGGAAAGCCCCAGCGGCCACAGTCGTGCCGCCTTTGTCTTTTATTAATTCAGGCATCAGTGACTGGCTCCGAAGCTTATACCGCGCCTCGGGTGTAATGCTTCCCTTTCAGCTCAACGATTTCCTGGCACGTTACGCAGCACTGCACGCCCGGAATGGCACGGCGGCGCGCTGGAGGGATCGGAGCATCGCATTCGATGCAAAGCACACGGGAAACGCCGGGCGCTCTGTTGCGGGCGGTGTGAATGTGGCGCTGAAGTTCTTCTTCAACACGCTGCTGTACGAGGTCCATAGAGTCAGCCATCAGTGCAGCTCCTGAGATTCGTTTTCGTAGCGGGTTGCTTCGCGGCGCAACAGTTCAGCCGCTTCAATACCGTTTAACCCTCTGTTGGTGATATGGGTTGCCAGCGCCTCAAGGCGGATTGAAACAGCGAGTGCGCGGCCTTTTCGCTCCTCACGTTTGGCAATATCGATCACCGCCATAAGCTGGTCGTTTTCTGGCACAACCATTTTTGGTAATTCTTTTTGCATTTCTCTTTCTCCTGAATTTGGGCAAAAGAATGCCCGGCGGGTTTACGCCATTAATTTCTTTTGTGGGTTAATTCGGCATGGTTAGCCGTTTGGGAAATAAGCTCACCACTGCACGAAAATGATTCATTGCTTTAACCAGTTCCCGCTTTTCGTCAGTAGTCAGATCACTAATATTGACGCTGTGACGTTCTGCCGGAATTTTTGCCATAAAGAATATGGCTGCCAGTGCCCGCTCATTTTGTTTATGGTTTATATCGCGGCGATCGCGCATATCTTTAATAAACCTTTCAAGCTCTGGCTCAATATTCAGACCAAACACATTCGCCCTTAATTCCGCTATTCGGTTCAGCCCTTCCATACGTTGACCCGGGCTTAATGGAACAGTCGCCGCAGCGCCTTCAATAGCCATGGTTCCCCCCGTTTGGTAGTGGCCAGCCCTGCCAGCAGTTCATCCTGAGAGCGGGACGGGTGCCAGCGCTTGCCATCTTTTCCGATAATCCAGCCATGGCCGCAGTGCATACCCTGGCTTTGTTTAACTAAAAGCGATGCGAATGACGGTTCTTTATTCAGCATAATCACCTCAGATGATGCCGAACGAAGCGCCAAGGCCCGTTACGGTGTCCACCGCACTTGCCATTGCGGGGTTGGCCTGCAGGCGGGCCTGCATGGAAACGGCAGCCAGTGCCATCAGGCGAGTCACTGAGTTAATACTGCTGATCACATCGCGTCGTCCGGCAGTGGTTTTCACATCGCCAGTAACGGCACCGGCAGCAACGCGCCCTATCTCAGCAGTGGCGCTCATGACGTAGTGCGGCAACTTCTCTTTTGCCACTTCGTTCATAGGTACGCATGGCAGGCAATGAATTTGTGCCAGAAAGCCGTCAACCAGGGTGGAGTCCTCAGTGAGATCGGTAAGCAGCCAGATTTCAGGCGGCGTGAGCTGATGCGGCTGGTCCGGGTTCAGCTTGTTGCGCAGCGTCTGGACATTCATTCCCGCGCGTTCTGCCAGCTTCGCCATGTTGTGACGCAGTGCGAAAGCCCGGCAGGCCTCTTCAAAGTGTGGATGTTTGGAAATCTTATAATCAAACATGTGAGTCTCGTAGAAAGTTCTCATAATTGAACTTACTGACCAACAACAACGCGGAAGTTGGAATGACCAAGGGACTCGCGCACCTGATCGGTTTTGTACATCAGATAACGCAGGCTTACACGGCCTTTGTTTTTATCTTTTTTAACCATGTACTTAGCCAACTGTCCATGGTGGATTTTTTGATACACAGATCCGCGTGAAATGCCTTCCCATTCGGCGAATTCCGCAGGCGTAGCCATCTCTTTTGGTACACGAATTGAAATATCAGTGCTCATAGTGCAGTATCTCTCAGTTAAGGTTTGGTTTATGTCGTTTTATCTTGTTTTACATGATTCAACATTTGAACAATCGAGATACTACGATCCAATATTTGATACGTCAATAGGATTAAAAAATGATACAGGTGAAGGCTGGCGAGAATACAGGGGGTAGAGAAGCTATCCATAGGTTGATGGCTGCCTATGATTTCAAGTCCAGACAGCAGCTATGCGATCACCTAGGCGCATCAAAAAGCACCATGGCAAACAGATACTTAAGGGACAGTTTCCCTGCTGAATGGGTGATCCAATGCGCTCTTGAAACAGGCGTTTCTTTACTCTGGCTAACAACAGGACAAGGCGAACCAGGAACACAAATTGATGATAAAAAAAGTATCAATTTCGTGAACTCCAGCAAGGTAAAACCTCTTTCTGAGCTTGTATCGCCAGAGATCGACAAGGCTATCCTTATAGGAGGTTCGTTGGTTGAAGCCGGGAAGGCCATCATTGATAGCAGCCTGCTTCCCCCTGACTCAAGCGAGCTGCTTCTCGTAAATACCAATGGCGATTCATATTTAGTTGACCGTAACCAGACACCACCAGTAAATGGGATGTGGTTGGTGGATATCGACGGGATAAAAAGCATTGTTAAGCTAACTCGCCTTCCTGGAAATAGATTGGTTGTGCATCAAGATGATTCTTCGTTCGAGTGCAGCCTGGGTGATATCGAGATTGTTGGCCGCGCATTGAAAATCATTAAGAGCCTTTGATATGACCATCAGAAAACAGCCAAACGGAAAATGGTTGTGCGAGTGTTACCCGAACGGGCGTGACGGAAAGCGTGTGCGCAAGCAATTTGCGACAAAGGGCGAGGCTGTAGCATTCGAAAACTTCACCATGGATGAAGTGAACAAAAAGCCGTGGCTGGGTGAAAAGGAAGACCGGCGGCGTTTGTCAGAATTGATTGAGCAGTGGCACTCCCTTTACGGCCAGACGCTCGCAGACCCCAAGCGCCTAATGGCGAAATTGAATATTATCTGCAATGGGCTGGGCGATCCCGTCGCCTCTGAGTTAACCGCCGGTGACTTTACAAAATATCGTGAAGCACGATTAAAAGGTGAAGTTCGTAACGAAGACGGCGCGCTAATGTCGCCAGTAAAGCCCCGCACGGTAAACCTTGAACAGCGTAACTTATCATCCGTTTTTGGCACCCTGAAAAAGCTGGGGCACTGGTCAGCACCTAACCCGCTCGCCGGGCTACCAACATTCAAAATCGCAGAGGGTGAATTGGCATTCCTGGCCTCGGACGAAATTAAACGCCTGCTTGATGCCTGCGCTGATTCTCAAAGCCCTAGCCTATTGATGATCGCAAAGGTATGCCTAGCTACCGGCGCGCGGTGGAGTGAAGCCGAAAACCTTCAAGGCCATCAGTTATCAAAATACCGGATCACCTACACCAAAACCAAAGGTAAGAAAAACCGAACTGTACCGATATCTCAGGAGCTGTATGACGAACTCCCCAAAAACAGAGGGAAGCTATTCACACCATGCAGAAAAGCTTTTGAGCGTGCAGTTAAAAGAGCCGGTATCGACTTGCCTGAAGGCCAGTGCACGCATGTTCTTCGCCATACATTTGCCAGTCACTTTATGATGAACGGCGGGAACATACTGGTTTTGCGAGATATATTAGGTCATGCAGATATTAAGATGACTATGATTTATTCTCACTTTTCTCCAGACCACTTGGAAGATGCAGTAACTAAGAACCCACTATTTAGCTTGAAATGGGAAAATTCAAGATGAAAAAATTAAATTCCGTTTCTGATGCAGTTATTCAACTTAGACTAAATGCCGTAAAGGCAAGTATACAACAAGTAAACCCTGATGCGTTTATCACTCACTGCCTCAATTATAATCTTCAGAATTTTAAAGACCAATTAGAAATGCTGCAACATTTACCTTGGGTAGTGAATTTATGTATAAAATGGTCCGCTATTGCAATTGAAAAAAAACGCCACTTTAAGCCAATTGATGGCCCGGGAACGATAAGATTATTACAAAGGGCATATGAACAATTAAGCATAATACCAACAGGGTTAGAGAACATTGATAAGGGTATTGATTTCTTTCTCCGAAACACATTGTATCAACAGGGAATTTACCAACGACTGGATGCTTTAAATACAGTTAGTCGGCAGGCTTTTCTTTTCTCCTCACTAGAAGAGAATAATAGAATCAAACGTCGATTTAAAGAGTTAACCAAGGTGGATATAAACGACTTTTTAAAGTTATCTTTTGTTCTAATATCTATGATTACCACTCAAGCGCCAGTACGAAAAATAGGCGTAAACACTTTTGCAATTCTCTTCCCATTAATATCGAGAGAAATTATAGAGAATTTCCTCAACACAATATCTTGTTCTTATAAAAACCTTTCAACCTTTTGCCGTAGTAGAAGTGACGAAACGCCGCTAATCGAATATTTCTCTCCTTCACCATTCTTAGAAAAACCATTCATAAGCTCCAAAAACGAATATTATCAGATACACACTCAACTAACATCCACTAGCCTACAAACTTTCATTTATGATTTACTTAGAAGAGATGACGCTGAATCATTCATGGATAACTTCGGTAGTGTTTTTGAAGATGCAGTAAATCAACTTCTAGAAGAAAGTGGTATTAGCTATATCGCAGAAGATGAACTAAAAAAATTCCTTCCTCAGGAAAACAAAGTTGTTGACTTCCTCATAAAACATACAGACGCAAACATTTTTATTGATGCAAAAGGTGTAGAAATACATCAAAAAGGAATGGTTACACTGCGACCAGGAGACATATCAGGAAAAATTAAGAGCTCAGTATTAAAAACTATAGAGCAAGCTCATTCTGTAAATCGGGAATTAATAAAAAATGAAAGCCAAGATGTACCATTTAAAAAAGAGTCTTACATTTTATGTCTTACTTATAAAAACTTATTCCTTGGGAATGGTACCTTCCTTAATAAATCATTTGCAAGTTTGGAGATGAGAAAAATTCGTGATAGGCATAGCGAAGAATACCAAATACCTGATGAACATATATTTTGTATATCGTTTGAAGAATTCGAGTATCTATTGTCATCTTGTAAGGAATACAATAAACCAGTACATGAGGTGCTTCGAGAAGCTGTGGTTAGAAACAAATCACCGTCAAGTGCAGTATTTCTTTTCGCACATCATATACGTGACACGTTCCCGAAGACACGTTCATCTGAAATCGTGAACCAGGCTGGCCTAAACCAACTTGACCAGATGATTGAAACCTTAAAGCAAACTATTCCCTCCTAGCAAAGGCTCATGATGGCGACAAATTGGCGGCAGACGTTTAAAAATGCATAAAATGGGCAAACACCACAAAAGACTAACTCACTGTTTTTAAACGAAAATAACTGTTTTTATTACAAAAGAAATGGTATGTAGAAATTTCGGACGCGGGTTCAACTCCCGCCAGCTCCACCAAAATTCTCCATCGGTGAATACCAGAGTCATCCGATGAAGTCCTGAAAGCCCGCACGGCGCAAGCCCTGCGGGCTTTTTTGTGTCTGTCGTTGTCCGAGCCATTCGACTTAGTCCGGCGATTATCGCTATACGTTCAGGTATTCCGGTTCATGCCGGATCAGCCACAGCCCCCCAGACCTACACCAATGTTCTGCGTGCTAAAGCGCCCGAGAAAAATCTAACGTTGCGTCATGGCCCATGCCATCGTTGAAATCCCCGCACTGCAAATCAAAGCCCAACCCCCCTTCACGCAATCAACATAACCAATTGATATTAAATAGTTATCACCTCATATATTTCCGTTTCCTTTTGTTTTATCGAACGATCTGTGAACAACACCAAAACATTAACAACAAGGAAACAATAATATAACTACAGAGGTGACCTTATGCTCAATAAAGAACGGCATTATGCAATTTTGACCTGGCTTAACAGGTACGAACGGGCGACGGTGAATCAGCTTGCGAAAGTATTTAACGTCACCAGGGAAACGATTCGCAGCGACCTGAACTTATTAGCGCAGGAAGGCGGCATTGAGCGATGCCACGGTGGGGCAATTATCAAACGCCGTATTTTTCATACCCAATCAGTCAATAATTTAGATAGCAATATCATTCATTTTTTTGACTCCGCGCAGTCAAGAAAAACGATCAAATCCCGACATAAAGGGCGAAAGATGAAAGGTAAAGTCTGTATTCTGGGTTCATTCAACGTTGATATTATTGCTAATGTCGATCGTTTCCCGCAAAGCGGAGAATCTATTTTCTCCGAAAATACCATTATTGGACCCGGCGGCAAAGGCGCCAATCAGGCGCTGGCCGTAAGCAAATGCAATGTTAAAACCCATTTTGTCGGTAAGGTGGGTAACGATCAGTTTAGTCAGATGGCCTTTGAACATCTTTCATCTTCTGCTATCGACAGCTTCACGCTTTATCAGGATAAAGATCAGAAAACCGGCACCGCGCTTATTTATGTTTGTCAAAGTGATGGTGAAAATATGATTGCCATCAGCCCTGGGGCCAATCGGTCCATTACAGCCGATGAAGTTGAAGCGATTACCCCTGAAGTGAAAAACGCAGATATTTTTTTAACCCAGCTGGAAAATAATCTACCCGCTACCTTTCGGGCCATTGAAATTGCCCGCCGTAACGGGATTAAGGTGGTTTTGAACCCTGCCCCCTGGTCATCTGATGTGGTTAGCTGCCTGAAGAACGTGGACTTTCTGACCCCAAACGAGACTGAGGCCTCATTGCTGTCCGGCATTCATATCGTGGACCTTGCCAGCGCGAAGTAA